ACTACGACGTGCACGCTTGGCCAGACGACCTGCACACGATGGTCAGAGCGACGACCTTGGAGCTTATGAAGTGGCGCAGCATCACAGTATCGAAGGATACACTCAAGGGACACCGCGAATACCCAGCGGCAAAGAAGACGTGTCCGGGCACCGCGATCAACATGGACACCATACGTACAGAATTTAGAGCGTACCAAGGATGACCATGACAGAATCATTAGAGACGAAGTTGGCCCGGGTAGAGACGAAGCTCGACGCGGTGTTGGCACGTCTCGAGAACGGCGACGCCAACTTCAAAGAATTCGAAAAGCGCATCGCGACACTTGAAAAACAAGCGTACGTCGGTGCGCTGATTATTGCCTGCGTGTGGGCGGTGTTTCTGCTTTGGATTCGTCAAGAGATAGGAGCGTAGCTATGAAACCATGGTATCAATCGAAGACCGTATGGATTAACGTGTTGACCTTGGCAACGATGATTATCGGCACGGTCACACAGTGGCCCGAGATGAAAGACTTGGTTCCGCAGCTGGCGTATGCGTTGGCTATTCTCAACGTGGCGCTTCGGTTCATCTCTTCGGAGAAAATCGGGTGACCATCGCCAAGCGCAAAGAGGGCGAATACAATCTCCCGGGTCGTCCGCTTTGGTGCGTTCCGTTCTTACGTGCGTATTCGAAGACGGGCAACATTAGCCAAGCGCTGACCATCGCAGGCGTATCAAGACGCGCAGTGTACAAGCTGCGCGACGTGGATGATGAGTTTCGACAGGCCATCGACGACGCACAGGAAGACGGCGCTGACGAACTCGAGAGCATTGCGAGAGATCGCGCAAAAGCCGGCAGTGATGTTCTTCTGATATTCCTATTAAAGGGGCTTCGACCTTGGAAATACCGAGACAATCATCATGTCGTTAACTCCAACACGCCAAGCGACTACGCCATCGACCTCAGCGCTCCCGACGATCCGACACAGTTCGCAGACGTCACCCCAAAGGGCATTCTGGGCGAGTGACGCAAGGTTCCGGCTATTCGTCGGCGGTCGTGGCTCGGGTAAGACACGAGCCGGCGCGGTGGAAGCACTGCGTCAACCAAAGGGGACCACGGGACTGGTCGTGGCTCCAACGTATCCAATGCTTCGGCTTGGCGCAATGGAGACCATTCTCAAGTTGACCGCGAAGGCAGGCATCGTCACCGCGTGGAACAAGTCAGAGATGGAACTACGGCTCATCGGCGACCGTCGCATTATATTCCGCAGTGCTGACAACCCCGACCGACTGCGTGGCGCCAATGCGGGGTGGCTTTGGCTTGACGAGGTCGCTATGATGGATTCAGACATATGGCCGCTGAGTATTGCGACGTTGCGCGAAGCACCGGGTCGAGCTTGGATGTCGACGACGCCACGCGGGAAAGATTGGGTCTATGAGTTGTTTACTGGCGACCATCGCGACTACGCCACGATCCGAAGTAAGACGACCGACAACACATTCCTCGATGACACCTTCGTGTCGACGTTGAAACAGTCAATGACGTCTGAGATGTATCGCCAAGAAGTCGACGGCGAATTCACCGACCCAATCGGCGCGTTGTTCCGTCGAGAATGGCTTCGTGTCGGCGACATCAGACCGCACGGCGCCAAGTGGTTTCGCTATTGGGACTTAGCGACGAGTACAAAGCAATCAGCGGACTATACTGCCTCCGTGCGGTGTTGTTTGCACGAAGGGGTACTCTACATAGCCGACGGCATTCACATGCGCGCAGAATGGCCCGACGTGCGACGCGTGATGATATCGACGATGCGCAGCGAAGAGAACACGACGCACGGCATTGAAAAAGCCATGAACGGATTAGCAGCGGTTCAAGAACTGCGCAGAGTTCCGGAGTTGGCGTCGGTGCCGTTTCGCGGTATCGATGTGAAGGGCGACAAAGTACAACGGGCGATGCCATGGGCCGGACGAGCGGAAGCGGGCGCAGTGCGCATCGTTGCCGGTGCGTGGGCTCGTGATTTTATAGATGAAGTCGTCGCATTTCCAAGCGCAGCGCATGACGACTACGTGGACGCAGTGAGCGGCGCGGTCGGTATGCTCAGCACGCCAAAGATAGAATGGAGTTTTGCTTAATGCCTATTCAGTATCCCAACGGGTGGCTCGACACGATGAACCGAAGCGGGAAGTTGTATTCGGCGGCGGATGCATACCGCATGGTTCCAATGTTGTATCGTGCGGTCAACCTACGAGCCGATGCGCTTTCATCGGTGCCGTTCCAACTGACACGCAATGGTGAGCCGGTGGACTGGCCTTGGCAAATGAATCTTCCCCAGCTCATCAAAGACACCGAACGTAATCTACTTATTTTCGGCGCAGCGTATTGGCTTCGTGTCGTCAAAGGGCGCACCCTGACCGGCTTCATATCGTTGAACGCAGCAAACACGACGTGGTTCTTTGACCAAAGCAAAGCGGACATCTACGAACCATACCGCGGGATGACGTGGTCGCAGACGTTAAACGGTCGGCTCTACGGCCCGTGGACGATGGATGAAATAGTATACTTCCGCGAACCTTCGTTCATCGAGGACGTCGGCCCGGGCTTAGCACCCGCTGCGGTCGCTTTGCAGAATGCGCAGTTATCGCATTACCTGACCGCATTCGCCACGGCGTTCTTTCAAGGTGGCGCGCAGCCGGTGACGGTGATGAACCTTCCGGAATACACCGATACCGCAGAGATAGAGCGCTTCAGTGCGGACATCAACGCCAAAGCCGGCGGCGGTATTCTCAACGCGTTCAAATACCTGTTTTTACGCAGTCCCGATCTGAAGGTTACGCAGTTAACGCCAAACATCGACACGATGCAAATGCCGGAGTTATCCGAGCGGACCATCACGGCCGTAGCGGCGACGCTTGGCGTACCGCGTACTATGCTCGAAGCATCGGCGGCGAACTACGCAACGGCAGACTCCGACCGGCAAAGCTTCTGGCGTGAAACCATCGTTCCGCGACTCAACATGTACGAAGCGGTTATCAATAGCCAACTACTTAACCCGTTAAAGTATCAATTCAAGTTCAACCCAGAGATGATGGATGTATTCCAAGCGGACGAGGCAGCGCGGGCCGGTTCATTCCTTCAGTATGTGCAAGGTGGAATTCCGGCGCGGTCGGCGGCGATGCTACTCGGTATTGACAACCTTGACGAGTACTGGCCAGCGGACGTCGCACCGGCACCAACACCGGACGCACCAAGCGAACCATTGCAAGACACCGAGCCGGCGCTGACTACTCCGGAAGTAGTCGAAATACCAGCCGACGCAGAAGCAAAGACCGCAGAGTGGGCGCTACTCTCAAAAAAAGTCGAGCGTAGGATTAAGAGCGGACGAGACCCACGAACCTCGTTTGATTCTGCGCTGATAACCGCTGAAGAGGTCATCGCAGTCATGGCGAGATGCTACAAGGGTATGACCGTCGCTGAAGTCCACGAGATTGTCAACGCCATCAAAGCACCGGTCGACGATATGACACCGGATGAACTGCGCATCTATAACCGCATTATCAAAGAGATGCGCGCAAAGGGTGAACAGTGGGCAAAGGATATCTACAACAGCGACACGCCAGAAACGTCTCTGCGCGAAGTCATCAAGCCCGTACTCGATACCGAACTAAGCACGACGATGGGCAAGCGATTGGACCGACTCGGTACACAATTTAGCATCCCGGTCGAGACTGACAGTCAGCAACGATATATCCAAGATTGGCTTGGCGACTACGTGCCCAAGACCACTGATAAGATTGACCAGACGACGGCCGACCGAATCAAGCCAATCATCGAGACGTTCCGCACGACACCGGGGATGACGATTCAGGACTTGCAAGCTGCGGTGTTGCCACTCAGCGACCCGATGCGTGCAAAGATGATCGCCATAACCGAGACGACGCGATCCGCATCACAGGCAACGGTGCAATACAAAGACTATCTCGGTCAACGTGGTATTCAGATGCAAAGAGTATGGAACACCGACGCGGACGAGTTAGTGTGTCCTATTTGCGCACCGCTTAACGGTAAAACCGAAACCGATTGGGGAAGTGAATACCCGGACGGCTCACCGGCTCACGTCAATTGTCGATGCGATACGTCTCTGCGATTGGTGCGCTAATGGCGAGTAGAATCACCGTAGAGATAGCGGGCCGCATTGGCGAGGCGCAGATTGGCGAGATGATACGCACGGTCACGCTGGCGTACGCAACGCAGGTACAAGCGCGACTGAACGAAGACAAGCCACCACCACCAGCACGCGGCGCCATGAAGTTCGTGAGCGTAAAGCAAAGGCGCTTCGTA